CATGCCCCCGAGGCATACTAAATCTGAGTTTGGTTCTTATCTTTTGCCAGCCTGGATGGTAGGCAGAAATCCTAAACTAAAAATTATTCAGTCAACCAACACAACAGAACTTTCTGTAAGATTTGGTCGTAAAGCAAAAGCCTTAATCGATTCTGTTGAGTATCAAAAAGTTTTTAAAACAAAATTAAGAGAAGATTCTCAAGCAGCAGGTAAATGGGAAACAGCCCAAGGCGGAGAATACTATGCAGCGGGTGTAGGATCGGCAATCACAGGAAGAGGTGCAGATCTTCTAATTATCGATGACCCGCATTCTGAACAAGATGCAATGAATGCTCAAGCCTTAGATAGAACTTACGAGTGGTATACATCAGGACCTAGACAACGTTTACAACCTGGCGGATCTATAATTGTAATCATGACTAGATGGAATGAAAAAGATCTAACAGGTAGATTATTAAATGCACAAAAAGAAGTTAAAGCAGATCAGTGGGAGATAGTAGAGTTCCCTGCCATACTTCCATCTGGTAAACCCGTTTGGCCAGAGTATTGGAAACTAGAAGATTTAGAATCTGTAAAAGCTTCTATACCATTATCAAAATGGAATTCACAATACATGCAAAATCCTACTTCAGAAGAAGGAGCACTTATAAAACGAGAGTGGTGGAAAGATTGGGAAGACGAAGAGCTGCCACCTTTGCAGCATGTAATACAATCTTACGATACAGCTTTTATGAAAAAAGAAACTGCGGATTACTCTGCAATCACAACGTGGGGAGTCTTTCAGCCATCTGAAGATGATCCACCTAATTTAATATTAGTCGATTCTTTAAAAGGTAGATTTGAGTTTCCAGAGTTGCGTAGGATTGCGATGGAGCAATACGGCTACTGGAATCCTGAAACAGTTATCATTGAAGGCAAAGCATCTGGCCTGCCATTAACTTATGAGTTGCGTAAGATGGGAATCCCTGTTATAAATTTCACACCTAGTAAAGGCAACGATAAGCACACTAGAGTAAACGCAGTATCACCGATGTTCGAGTCGGGGCTGATATGGGCGCCCAAAGAAATGGAGTTTGCTCAAGAGGTGATTGAAGAATGCGCTGCCTTTCCGTATGGGGATCATGATGACTTGGTCGATAGTATGACCCAGGCTGTGATGAGATTTAGACAAGGTGGTTTGATTCAACACCCTGAAGATTATAAGGAAGAGCCAATACTGCCTAAACAAAGGACATATTATTAATGGAAGAAGAACGATACGAAGACGTAATCGATGCCTATGAAAAAGGTGTAGGGGTCAAGCCAGGAGAAACCTTGACTGAATACATAAAAAGGAATAATATAAAAATAATA